CTGCCTGTCCAGGAACCAGATTGCCAGATGACGCGCTTGATCGTCGCGGTGACGCCGCCTTGGGTCAGGGTCTCGCCATCCGCAGGCACTGTCAACCCGCCGGCCGTGAAGTTGACCCGATTGTAGAACGGGACCAGCGCCCAACCGGATGAGGTGGCTTTGTAGATCGCGACCGCCGTGTTCCCGGCGTTGGCCCGGAACCCGTAGAGATTGTCCGCGCCCAGCAGGTTCATCGCCAGAACCCCCAGGACTTTGCCGCTCCCAGGCACCGCCCCGATCAGCGTGCGGTAATAATCAGCCGCAAGTGCCTTGTAGATCGCCTTGGTCTGAGCATCGAGGAACACGGTCAATTCTGTCGCGGTGCCAATGAGGATCGGCCCCGGCGTCGTCAGGTTGTGGGTTTCGTCGAAAATCCCCGTGACTTTTGTCACGACGATATAACTAACGTCCGAATCCCAAACGAACGTATCCCAATCGACGGTATCCCAATTGATCCCCTCGTTCCCGACGAGGGCGATAACCGTGCCCGTGGCGCCACTGACGGCCTGCGTGACCACGTCACCGAGGGCGGGGGTATTCACGAACCCCTCGATCTGAATGATGGTGTAGATGGCATCCGAGGGGGCCGTGCGGCCGTCAACGCGCTCGTAGCCGGTGCATCGGGCGTAACCTCCGCTCTGGCAACATTCAAAATTTACGGCATCAACGAGAACGCCGGGATTAAGTCGCAGGCTCGGGGTCGTAAGATCAAGACCGCCCGGCCACGTTTGGCCCATGGAGGTGGACCCGCCGCCCAGGGAGGTCACAGAATATTTCACAGGCGGCAGTTGGATTTTGGCTTGGGCGTTCACCTGTTAAGCTAAAGCCCCCGCCCGTCGGAAACGCGGCGCATACTGCGCCTCCAACTGCGCGAACATGCCGTTGTTTTCTTCTTTCCCGCGTTGCAGGACTTCACTTGCGGAATCGTAATAACCGTATTTGATCATTGTCCGATACACGATCAGCATGTGATATCGCGTCGGCAGTCCAACGGGCGTATCGGTGTCATCAACCATCGACAAAGGCGCAACAAAGTAATCGCCCGTGACGGTATAAAGGCCATTCGACGGCGACCCCAGGTTCAGCGACTTGTCAGGCCCCACCGCGACAACCGTTGGGCGCGTCTGCACAGTGCGCGACGCATTCTGCATCCACCCGTTGCGCCACCGGTCGAAGCTGACGCTTCCCATCCGGATTTCATCGGTGAAGCCAACGGCGGTCGTGTAATTACGGAACGAGTCTTCGTCCCACTCCGAAAACGCCTCCGGGTCGATGCCGACCGTGCCCGCGCCCGTGCCAAGGGGGCATGTGGCCTGGCCCGCGAGAGGCACGAACTGCGCGCCAGCGGTTGGTGAGCCGAGAGGCGCGGTTGTGCTCAGTCGGAGGATGTTGCTCGCGCGCATCCAGTCCCATTGCTGGCAGTCCATCTGGATGTCGGTCCAGGCGTCGTTAATCCATCCGTCCACACGGGCTTCACTCCCCGTCAGATTAACGACAGACGGAACCGCCGTGTTGACGTTCTGCCGCTCCATGATACCGCACTCGACACACGCGCGGCGAAGGAGTTCCAGATGGGTCACTACGCCGCGCGCCGATTCATCTCCATCATCCAGGCCCGGCCACGTGGGTTTTCATCCAACAGGATCGTAACCGACATGCTGGCCGACGTCTGGCGCCGCATGATGTTCATTTCAGCGAAGTTCGCCTCAGCATGGTCCTGAACGTGCGTGATGCGAGTCCTCTTGGACCGCAGCATGAGTTCCAGATACTTTCGCTTGATGACCAACTGCGTGTTCACCGGCAGATAGTGGAACGGGATCCACTGATCCTTGATCAGCACCTCGACGCCGGTCCCGTTGACCTGAATCGGGCCAACGGTTCGGGGCGCGTTTTCTTCCTGGCCTTCCTCTATCCAGATCGTGATCGGTTCTTCGGCAAACTTGAGCCGGTCCAGGTAGTCTTTGTCTTCAATCGTCTCAACCGCGATGACATCCGGCCGAATCACCGTCCCAATGGGTGGCAACTGATCGATCGGTTCATTCGCGTTGTTCAGTTCTCTGGGCATGAATACGCTCCGCATAGGTGATGGCGGTGGCTTGTGTCGGCGGCGGGTCATTGGTATAGAGGGGGTGTCGCGGGTCGCGTTGCAGAAACGTGCTCACTATCGAGTGTAAGGACCCTGTAGCCACACCTGAGGGCCCGAGGGGGTGGTGGATCAGATAGTTGGAAGGTCCTGCTGCCGGCTTTGATTCGGTCCCCGCGACACCTTCCTCAACTGATCTGCGGTCGCGTCGGCAGCTCAATCACATTCTGGAACGTCGACGCGCTCACGCCAGACGCCGTCCAACTGCCCGTTCCCGGCGTCCAGGCCGCTGCTGAGGGGGCAGTTCTAATTATTGTGTATGCCATCGCCACGAAGTCATCCGGCATCGACGGGAACTGCGGCGCGTTCAGGAAGCCCCCCACCGTAGTCGTGGCGCCGGTCAGTGTCGCGAGGATAGGCCCCTGGCACAGCTTGATAGCACCGGCGGCGTTGGTGCCCCAGACCAGCGAGCAACACTGGTTCGGCTGCAGCGCGTTGAACGCCGCCCCGGTATTGGCGTCGGTCGTCGGGCTCGCCGTATTGGTCTGCGCGCCAAGCGTGGTGACAGGCTTGCCATTGATGGCGGCCGAGGTCGTAACGGTGGTCGTGTAAGTGCTGGTGGTGCCAGCGACAAAGCCGGCCGAGACGAGATTGATCGTCAGGCCGCGCTCAAGGTTCGCGAGAGAAGGCATGTGAGTTCTCCTTTACACCAAGACCGTTGGGTCAAATGGCGCGGCAGAATTGAAGTAAACGGTTGTCGCGGTATCGAGCGCCGTGGTGCCGCCTGTGAAGGTCGACGAGTGCGTGATCAGCAGAAACCCGACCAGCGCCTTGTTGAACGGGAAGATCGGGAAAACCACTCCCCCGATCGCCGTGGCCTGGGTGCCGAACGCCACCGTGACCACACCCGCGCTGTCGATGAAGAAGCACGCGACGTTGAAGTTCGCCGCCGTGATCACGAGACCGGTCAACGCGGTCATGTCGGCGGCCGCCGCGATCTTGACGAGTTTCCCCGTCACGATCGCGTAAAAGTCGGCCGCGCCGGTTTTCGCCAACGCCGAACCGCCTGCTTTGATGACCAGGCCAGCGGTATTCAGCGGAACCGTCGAATATCGGTCGGCCAGCGGGATCACGACGTTGCGGATGGCTCGACGCCACCCGCCCTCGCTGATCTTCTCAAGGTAGTGCGTTACTGTGTCGATCATCCCGAAGCCTCCGTCGTTTCCCGTTGAAAACGCGCGATGGCACGCGATAGTTCAATGGGAGAATCCGTTCCTTCCACGCGACTTCGGTAGAGATCACTTTTCGTCCGCAACCATGTTCGGAATGGAGTTTCAGGAGGCTCAGCACCTTCGTCGGATGGTCTGCCGACAATATCGCTCCAATCAGGATAGTCCTGTTCGAGAAACCGCATCTCGATCAGGCGAAGACGTTGGTACAGCGGTCCCAGGATGGCTTCCTGTAGGCGTTTATCTCTCGTGCCGAGCATTGGAGTTCTCCTTACTCGTTACGATTACAGAGCCTTGCGGCCGACATTCGCAATCGCCATCCACCCCTGATTCTCCAGCAGCACCGCCTTATACCATTTGGCGCCACTGTAGCCGCGCTGGCCGTGCGGATCGGATTTGGACTTCTCGCTCGGAAGGATGAACGTCGTGTCCAGCGCGCCAATGCCGCGAATCGCGATCTGCGACCATGCGTCCTGTCCGAAGATGATGACGGGATACACATCAACAGCGGTCGTCGAGGTCGTGCAGTAGAGACCCGTCGAGCCCTGGGCCGCGCCGGCATTCTGGAGCGACGGAAGATCCGGCGTGGTGACGAACCGGAATCGTTCCACCGCGCCGATCTCGTTCGTCATCGGCGTACCGGACGCATATCGCTCAGCCGGGGTGAAATTCGGCATATCGCGAATGTCAGGCTCCAGGTCCGTGTGGCAAACCACCGTGAAACCAGGCGGAACGGCTTCCGTCGCGAAGTTCTGCGAAGCCTTCAACACGGTGTTCATCATGTCGGCGTGATTGGCCATCAATCCTTGCGCGATCTTTCGCACGAGATTGAGGGTCAACGCGCCGTTCACCGTGGCGATCGTCGTGCCGATGCCACCGAAATACTGATTGGTGCAGGCACGCAGCGCGCCGTAATTGATCATCTCGTTGACGAGATTGACCCGCTCGCCAATTTGCTTCGACATCGCTTCCGGAATGTCGTCCTCGTACATGTCATAGGTCTGATCGGTGAAGCCATACAGACAGGAATACTGCTGGATGACGACCGAATAGTCCTGCGCCGTGATACTGTCGGGCGGCGGCGTCACGCCTTCCTGCGTCTGATGCGCCTGCACCATGACGTTGCCGCGGTCGCCGTTGGCATCAGCGAAGAAGCGGTTGATCGTGTTCGCGTCGGTGCTCGTCGCACCATACGGCAGCCAGCGGCGCGCGACATAGGTCTTGGAGTTGTTCTGCGGCATCCGCACCTGACGCCCCATTTTACTGAGGACTTCGCGCGGTTCAGCGTGACGCAGGATCGCGCCCTTGAACTTGTCAATTCGGGCTTGCTGGGAGGAATAGGTTTGCATAGACATTGGAGTTTACCTGTCAGGATGGCCCGCGAAATCCGGCCGCGAAGGCGTCCTCGCGCGGGTGGGTTGTTGGGGCGGCGGCACTGTCGCCACGGGGTTGCACCGCGTCTCGCAGCCGCTCGGCCCGGTCATCGGTGACGGGTCGCGGAGTCGATTTCGCTGGCGTTTTTGTTTCGCGTTGGAACAGACGAATTGCGTACGCGATATCGCTTGGGGCATCTGTCTCAAGAAGCTCGTTCCTGAATTCCTCGTCTTTTCCGGCGAGCCACTGGCGGAACGGCGTTTCAACGGGCGGCTGGCCCGGCATCGGCGGGGATCCGACAATCTGTTGCCACGTTGGGAAGTCCCTCGTGAGAAACTTCATCTCCCGCTTGTTGGTCGCTTCCGCGACCTTCTTCTGGAACGTGTCGTCGTCAATCGGCTGTTGCGGCGGAGGAAGTCCCGCAAGTCTGGCTTCCACCATTTCCTTGGCCATTTCGGCCAGTTCTGGGAACTGGTCTTTCAGTTTGGTGTAAGCCGCCGTCGACAGTTCGTTCTTGCGTCCGTCAATAAGCGCCCGGACTTCAGCAACTGACTGTTCAAGGGTCTGCTTCGTCTTTCCGATCGTGCCAAAGACCGTGGAGAACTGTTTTTCATGGGCAGTCGTCTTCTCGGCGGCGGCGATGACTTTGTCCCACTCGGCCTTGCTGATCTGCACGTATTCCGGTTTCGGATCATCCTTCGCGCCGGTCGGTTGGCCAGCGTCCGGGGTTTCCTTGACGGGTGCAGCAGTTTCCTTGCCTTCGAAGCCCGCGCCAAACGCAGCATCGGCCTGCGAGGTGTCACTCGTTGTCGTCTCGCTCATTGGTTACTCCATCAGGCGGGTATGGCCTCGCGGTCGCCCCGTTATTCCCCGGTCGGTTGGCCGGGCTTCCCGAGTTTGATGAGTTCGCTCAGGATTTTGATTTCACCGCGTATCGATGCGGTATTGGTTTCTGGCATGGGGTGATCGTTGCGACTGCGCGCACGTGCCAGTTTGTCGGTAAAGTGCGCCTCAAGCCGCCGCCATAGGGAGGACTGGCGGTCTTCGGCGGTGAGGGTGAAGGGGGGTGGGACGCTGGGGGGCAATTAGATGTCGTCCCAGGCAGCGTCCACACCAGCATTCACAGGTTTCGCCATCCCTTTTTTGAATGGAGACGGGTTACCATGTTTTACGTTGCGATTTCTGGCGTTTTTTGCTCTCGATGACGATAGTCGTTCCGCAAGCCTCAATTCCGCCGCCCTTGGGCGCGTCCACTCAGCTGCTATCTTCCATAATTTCGTTCGCGAAATACCGAATTGTTCCGCGATTTCTGAATTGAATTTCTCTCCGGAAAGCCACACTTTCTTGATTTCTTCGATCTCATCAAAACAACGGAAGGCTCGCCCCGGCCTCACCCCCCGACCCTCCGCCGATCCCCACCCTCAGCCCGCGTAAAGTCATGCACCGGCTTCGGGGCATCGGGAACGGGCGCGGGGCGTTGGGCGAGGAGGTCGCGGAGGCGCATTATTTCAGCGTCACGGACTCGGAGCATCTTGATAATACGCCAATTTTGTTCGTTAATTCGGGTATTCTGTTCATAAAATTCAACGACCTTCTCTGAAGCCTCATCCCGCTCCTCCGTCCGCGCCTTCAGCGCGGCATGGAGGCGGGTGTTCTCGGCTTGCAGGGCAATTACCTTCGACTGCTCGTCGTACGCTTCCGTCCACGCCTGCGTCAATTCATCCTGCAACTCCGCGATCCACTGTTCCGGACAGAACTCCACCGGCGCGGTGGCGTGCATGGCGCGGTAGATGGCGGCGAAGTAAATAGCGGCGGCGCTATCGGTGTTCGGCATCGAAGGCGGCAACGCCTCGTCCGCCGCGAGGCCTGCCGCGATCATCTCCTCAGTCACCGTCACGATCGGAACATCTGGCGCGGCACCCGCCTGCATCACATCGTTTATCGCCTTCAGCCTCTCCGCGACGGCGCTGAGTCCCATCGGCGTATAACCGTCGTCTTCCATTTCACCCTCACACATCCGCCTGACTCGCCGCCTGCCCGCGCCCGGCACGCCCCGGCACCTGAACCGCTGGCTTCGGCTGGGGGTTGAAGTGCTTGCGCAGGTCCACCCGCTTGTCCACCGTATGCTTGTGCACGTCAACGGCCTGATTGGCGGCATTCAGCTTCTGCTCGACCTGCAACTTCATGGTCGTTTCAGCGAGTTGCGCCTTCAGTTGGTTGATGGTGTTCTCCGCTTCGGCTTGTATCTCATGCAACCGCACCGTCGCATCAACCACCGTCGCGTGCTGGTCGGTCTGAATGCGGCCCTGCTCGAGTACATTCGCCGCCTGCTTGATGCGCTCAGACGACGCCGCGCTCTGCTGGTCAGCGGTGGCGCCCAGTTCCGCGACCTTGAGCGCGGTATCTGCGTTGATCTTCGCCGCTGTGACCTGTGGCGCTTCAGGCGGAGGCGCGGCCTGCATCTTCGCCAACTTCTCAGGCGTGTACTTGAAGTCCTTTGGATTCAGATGTTTGGACTTCGCCCATTGTTCAGCCCATAAAGCAGGATCGAATTCATAGATCGGATTGGCGACCAATTGGCCCATTTGCCCGATCGTCTGGTCTTGAATGGCGCGCTCGACCAAAGCCACGCTGCCATGCGCGTTAATCTGCCACTCGCCTTTTTCTTCGGGAGGAACTTTCGAATCGAGCAGTAGCCATTCGTAATAACGATCAATTAACGGCTCGGTCACGCAGTCGTCATACGAATACCCGATCGAGCGTAACAGTTGGTTCGCGTTGTTGTTCTGCAACTGCGCCGCACCGAACGTATCTGGCGTCGTGGCCCCTGACTGGCCCTGCGAAATCAGCGGGATTGATGTTGTTTCTTCCGCCAGAGTTTTTCCAAGTTGGATGATACGTTCCAGGGCCTCACTGGTATCAGGAAACTCGATGCTGCTGATCAGTTGTCGGACATCGCCCTCGGGCGCGTCCTCGGTGGTGAGCCAAATCCGCCAGGGGTAGAGTGTCCAGTCCCGGCTACCATCGGCCGGACGAAGTCCTCTTTGGTCGATGATGATCTGCGGCCCCGCGCTCATCCCGGCGTTGTTGAGCAGCGCGCGGGCAGCGCCGTTCACCATACGCTGTGTCGCTCGCATCTGCTCGGCGACACCTCTCCCGGCCCAACTACCTGAGCGGCGCTGCCATGGCATGACGCTATAGGGGAATTTGCCGCTGTCTAACAGGTTGATGACGGCTTTGACAACGCGATCGTTGATCAGCGTCACGATCGCATAGACGTTCTCAGTGTATCCGGCGGCCGGCGGCTTTTTGTTCGCCGCCGCATCTATCGCCTCCATCTCGTCTTTCGTTAGCATGCCATAGAAGAACCAAATCTGATATTGGTCCTTTGTCTTGTCGCGGCCTCGCTCCCACTCCGAACCGTTCTCCCGGATCTTGCCCGGACCTTCCTCAAGCACCGCGTCGATCTGCGCCTTGATGTAGCCGGGCTCCTTCTTTAGTTCCCCGACCCGACGTGCCGACATAAAGTCGCATTCGAAACAAAAGCTACCGTTCTGGATGTTCTCGCTACAACCGGGGTCTGGATAAAAATTCCAGGGGTCAACCCAAGAAACCGCTGGCTCGATCTCTTCTTTGAAGAATACGTCAACCTTAACCTTACCGTCGTCAGTGGCCGTCTTCGTCAGAGCGGTGAACTTCCGCGACTTCGGAACCGGCCCCTTGATCACACCCACACCAATCCGTGCCGCATCGAAAATGACCTTGCGCGCCTCGGCGGTGTATTTGCTGGCAACCAGCCAGTCATAGATGCGCGTCTCGGCCGCTTTGGCGGCGTCGCGGGCGATCTCGATGGCTTCGTTGGCGAAGTCCTTGACCTTGACCGGCACGGGCGTTGGCGCGGCTCCAGGCCCCTGCCCTGGTTGCGTGCTGTCCGGTGATGCCGGGTCATCTGGCCCCGGCTCACGAGTCAGCGGGACGCCCATCTGGCTGTGGATAACCTCGCGTTCGTCCGCTTTTGCGTCGATCAGTTCGGGGACCGGCATTTCAGAGAAGCTGAACGCCTTGTCGTCCGCCGGAAGCAGGATTTCACCCAGTTTCGCCGCGCCAGCATCTACGTAACGCGCGGTCAGCAGCAGGAATATGGTTGATTGCTTGTCCGCGTTGTCATCCGCTCGATTGCTGGTGAGCGGGCCCGACATCGTCATGGGCTTGGCCCACTTGGCATCTACCCATTCGTGCCGGTTCGCGTCGTCAATCCCCAGATAAGCCTCGTCCGCGTCGCGCCAAACGTCCTCGATGCCACTGGATTTACGCGCCGCCACCGCTTCGTCACGCTTCGCGGCGATCTCGATGCCGATGATGTTGAGCGTCTCTTCGTCGGGCTCGATGTGAGGCTTTATGAGCGCCAGAACTTCGGGCGGGAGGCCGTCGAGGTCTTCGAGGGTGGCGCTCAACGACAGAACCCCAACGGCCCGCGAGACGACAGCCGAACAATCGGAACGCCATGTTGATCGACAAGGCCCGTATAGCGCGGTTCGTCCCCTGTCACGATTACGTCAAGCCGTTCACGCGGTTCTGACCACCATTCATCCCCGGTGCGAACGACCCTTACTGGCGCGCGGGAGGCGTAGCGCTGAGTCACTACGCGGCGGCGCCCATGACACGGCCGGCGCGCATCTCAGTCACGAACACATCACCCAATTCACCGTTCAACCGTGCGACTTCGGCGACCAACGCGATGACCTCGGCGCGTAGCGCCAGGTTCTCGCGGATCTCCAACGTCAACTTATCACACACCGCCTGATACATCGCGTGAGGGACGGGATCTACCACGTCGCGATTGCCACGCGACACCACGTGTTTGTCGCCGTGCACACGTAGATAAAGCCCGCATCCCAGGCTATCGTCCCCGCCACCCCAGCGGCGGAGGCGGAGGCGGGCGTCGCGGTCGCAATGATCAGCGCGCCGCCAACCGTCAAGCTACCCGCGACGCTACCGGAGACCGATTCGACCATCGTCGTGCCGTTGCTTCGATACCGCGTATATGGCGCGACATTCAGTCGAAAAACCGCATTCAGATCCGCGATCATCTCGGCCGTGGGCGAAGCTATCTGCCCAGCAGTCAAATCGATCGGCGTCCAAATCCCTTGTGCCCCGTTACCGCGCTTACTTTGCAACCCGACCGGAGCGCCGGTGATCGGGTCCTCAAGGACATGGTAACTATCGGCTCGGTCGCCACGCACCCAGCCGTTCACCGTCGAGCGGAATGATTGGAAGATGGTCATTCAGCGTGTGCCTCTCCGTTCGTCAATTCAGCGTCCCGCCATACCAGGCACCCGCGATTGCGGTTCACTGGACCTCCACGGTCTGAACGCGTGCCGCGGCGTTCCATGTATCCGTGTTCGAAGTAGGAGGAGTGAACGTCGTTGTCAGACATCCTGTGGTCGTGTCAGCCGTTATTGAGACGTCGCTGCCCGTGACGGTGCCATTCGTGAGGGGCGTTGGCTTGGTCTGCATCGTGACAGCGGTCGAAGCGGCATTCGCGCCCCGCGTCAAAAGACCACCCCAGCTCAGCCAGGTTTCGTTCTTCGATACCGTGGTGTGATCGAATGCCATGATCGTGACTGTAAGAGCGTAAGCGGTGTTGTTCGGGATGTTGATACAGTTAGGGTTCGGGCTATTGCCATTCGCGTTGGTTCCGTCCGAGGTCAGCGTGATCGCGGTTGTGCTCGCTCCCGTGCCGCGTAGCGGGATGATGCAGGACTGCGCGTCGCCCTGAACCGCGAATGCGCCGAACCCAACGCATTGCGCGAGATAGCGATTGCGATCGTTACCGTTATATCCCCCAACTTCCGATGCGAAACCACCGGCCGTGTTGGCCTGGCCATGGGTAAATTCGTAAGTCCCACCTGGACTGTTGCCGTTCCCGGCGACGTTGCCGGAACCAAAGCCAGTCACGCTAATGCCGGTTCCCCCGCCATTGAATCCCCCAAGAGCAGCGGGCCCGACACCATTTCCCAGACCGCCTATGCTGGTCGAACCTAACACGCCGTTCAGTGGTTGAATGACGATATTCCCGGATCCGCCGATTGGCGAAGGAATGGGTTCTCTGGTTGTATCGAGGAAAATCCCAGCCCCAGCCTCAACATTGAAATTCTGGACGTTGTTCGATTTGTCCACGCTATGAAAGACGACGTTCATAACCGGGCGCGGCACGACGATGGTAAAAGTATCTCCCGCCGTCGGCGTTCCGGTAAGCGGGATGACCATGTCAACGAAAGTGATCGCGCCACTGGCGACCGCGATGTTGCTCTGGCTATGACCGCCAGACGGCGCCGTCAGCGACCAGTGTGTGCCATCAACCGCCGTCATCGTATAAGTGCCCAGGGCGGCGAAAATCGTGATTCCATAGCCGAACGTCACCGTTGTCCCGATCGCCACCGTCCCGACCGCCCCCTGGACAATGGTAACCGTCGTCGGCGTGACGCTTCCTGTCGAGTTCAGCACCTGGGTATTCGGCGCAATGCCTGACGCCCATGCCGCGCCCTTGGCGGTCATGCCTGGAAGTACACCGGTCGTGTCCGCGAACGTTAGGACGAGACCACCGGGCGAGGCCAATGCGGTTGTGACAAGGGGGATCGTCGAGACCGCGGCCGAACCGACATGAATACCGGGAGTGATCGTCGACCCCGATTGATATCCTTGCACGCCGCCGGAGGTCGCCGTTTTCAGAACAGTGTTTCCCTCCCCGGCGAAGCCGTTGACGGTGTAGCCGTTGGGCGCGGTATAGGTTGGGTTCGCGAGCACGACCGGAGTGCCCGTGTTATTCGGCGCGGCATTGATCTGGATCGTGTTGATGTTCTCGATCAGATTATTATCCGTGCAGCCAAAAACGATGCCGTCCCCTTTGCCGTAGGCGGCGCTCAACAAATGAATGCGATTGTATGAGGTATTCGTCGAGCATCCGGTTCCGCTGTCGAGCGTGATACCGGTCGGAGCGTACGTTGCGTTATTGGCCCTCGACTGAAACCAGATTTCGTTATTCTGACTGCCCGGCGTTTCAAAGCCGGCCGACTTGGTGGTCATCAGGATGTCATGGACGCGGGCATTCATCCCCATTACGTCCAGTTTCGAGAACGAGACCTGCACAAACTTCGCGCAAACCGCCGCGAGGTTAGCGCAATCGAGCACGAGGCCCGTGACATCGGTATTGTAGAGCGAGGTTGAACCGGAAGGCTCCACGTCGAGCAGCGTACCGTCAGCCGCGCCCGTCCAGATCAGCCGAGTGATCGCGACGACTCCCACGGTGTTATCGATGTTGACGCCACTGCCGCCGCCTTCAAGTTTCACACCAGAAGTGCCAATGGAAAGAGTCGTGCCGACATTGAACGTCCCATCCGGTACCCGAACCGTGCCGGGGTTCGCTGTCGCCGCCGCGATGGCGAGGTTGATGCAAGGCGCGACGTCATGCGCGCCGTCCCAGATGCAGGAACCAAACGTGCGTACGTCATACGAAACAGCCGCGTTGGTGATCGCCCCAGCCGATATTTTCCCACAGTCACTAGGATTGGCCGGACATGACGCATAGGAGACGCCAGCCAAAAACAGAAACGGCAGCGCACGAAGGATCAAACTTTTTTGCATAAAAACCCACCGTTCCAGAACATATCGCCCACGCTCAATCCCGCGTCGCTGTCGGGGAGAGCCGCGAAGAACGCCGCTATATTTCCCGATCCTCCCCCGCTCACTAACGCCGTTCCATTGCTGAAATACCTCGTGTAGGGCGCCTCATCCAACCGAAACGTCGCGTTGAGATCAGCCAGCATCAAATCGGACGGGGCGGCGATCTGCGCCGCCGTGAGATCCACCGGCGCCCAGATGCCATCCGGGCCGGTGCTCGATTCGCTTTGGATGCCGGTTGGAGCGCCTGTGGTCGGATCCTGAAATACACGGAAATTGAACGCGCTTTTGCCGCGCTCGAACGGTGTCACCGTCGATTGAAACGAGCGGAACAGCGGGATCATCTAACCCAACAACCCCATCCCGCGTGTCGGCTGGCGGAAGGCGGAGGCGTGGGGGGTGTAAACCTCGCGGTCTGGATCGTTCGAACCCTGAACTCCGACCCCCGCCGCGTCCGCGCCGTGGCTCGCTTCATCGTGGATCGGTTCAGGACGCCACACGCCCATGTGCTCGTTCCACTGCCGGCGATAGGCACGAAGGCGTTTCAATCCAACCTCACATCCTTTTGAGTCGAAGAACGAGCGCGGCAAGATCGCCCGCATGGCTGAGACGCGCTCTGATGGATTGGCGGCCGGCACGACCTTGATTGGTCGCACATTCAAACCTTGAAGCATCGCGCGACGTGATTTCCCCGTGCCCATCTCCTGCACCTCGACGTCGTGCGGAAGGAAGTGACGCGCGTAAACGTATGGCTTCTGATGGATGATCTTGGCGTAGTAATCGAGGCCATTGCGGCTGTCCTCGAAATACTCCAACCACCGCCACTCGCCTCCCGGCGACCTCTGGAACCACCAGATCGCGGTGTAGTCGTCCATACCAAGATCCCAGGATGTGTAGACTGGCAGCTTGGGATCATAGGTGACGCGGGTAATGCGGTCTTGTTTCAGTGCGTCATCGAGCCAGCGGCCGTAATAGGAGCCGGAGTTTGGCGCGTTGAAGCTGCATTCCAGTTCCTGCGCGAACTCTTCCTCGTCGAGTGTTTCGCGGAGGCGTTGCACCTGGGCCGTATCGAGCGCTCCGGTCTCTTGCCAGGGGAGCAGATATCGCGACGCGTTCGGATCATGACCGGCTGCATCGTAGGCGCCGGCAAGACGGCCATTACCCTTCGGCGTACCGATCTTGACGCGGGCGCCATTGTAGTCCGCTAACATCGGTTCAACGACCATGTCGAGACCAGAGGCAATCACGTCGTCGGCCTCGTCCTCGATCACCTCGTCTGCATATCCGCCGCGCCACGAATCAGGCTTGTCCATTCCGCCGCATTGGTAGATGCCCCCGTTGGGCAGTTCGACGCGGAGCACGGACTTGAACGCCACCGCGCCGGGGATCATCTCAGCGGCCCGCGCGACCTTGTCCCACAGTCCGGTCCGTTGCCACATCACCTGCGCCGGCAGCACATGAACAACGCGCGGCGGATCCGCTTTCAGATTGCGGCGGCGTTCGGGGATGTGCGTCCGATCCTCGGTGAGCGCCTTCTTCAATCCACGCCATACAAACGCGGTTGACTTGCCGGCCCGACGATGCACGACCGCGACCATAGATCGCTTGCGGCATTCGATGAGAGGAATTTGCCACTCGCGCGGGGAGAACGGCAGCGTGATCAGGTTGGTGGGCAAGCGTTAGCCGTGTTCGAGTTCCGACGACGTGTGCGCGGCATGACAATCCGGGTTCGGACCTGCCATGACATCCCAATTACATTCAGCGCAATAACGACCCGTACTGCCCCATTTCGGATGATGCCGGCCGCAGATATAGTTGGCGCTGGATACCGAGTGCGCGGGCTCGGTGGCCTCGGCGCGGATGGCGTCGATCATGGTTTGCCAAATCTCACACGCACCAGAATCGCGTCGCCTCTCGTCATCGCCAGCGACTATCGTTGCGCCATACGCCTCCCGCATCTCCGCCAGCAACTCCAGCACCACAGCCTCGTCATCCCAATCACCACGCAGCCGAGCGCGGCGCATGATCTCGGCGAGGCGGGCGAGCATGGTCACGCCGTCGCCTTTGTGCTCCCGCCGCTCGTCACCTTGTCATCAGCCTTGGCCGAACCACCAGACGAGACACGCGCCGACGTGGAAGCCGTCCCGCCGCTCGTTACGCGCGCCGAAGTAGAGGATGGCATTGGCTCCGGCACGATGCCGGAGGTGAACGACTGAGCCGATTGAGCGACGCGTTGCGCTTCAGCGAAGCGTTGCGCGGCCGCTTGCGATTGTCGCTCCTGCGACTGCACGGCAACAGGCGGATCGTGCGGCTCATGACCAAGCTCCCGCGCGATGTTCAACGCGATGTCACGCCGGGAGAGGCCTCCGGCCATCTCACTGTCACCGAGAATACGCTCAATGCGATCGACTGCATCGTCTTGCATCACTTGGACTCCTCGGGTTTGGCCCATTGGTAGACGTTGATAGTGGGATCTGTTGGCTTTCCATCAGCGCCCAGTGTTTGGACGCCTGTCCGATCGGCATAGTTCGCAGGATCAAGCCGCGCAGCCAACCAACGGTCAGCATCAAACCGCACGCGAGCAGCCGAGGCATCCTCTGCCGTGGCCCTACGCCCAGACAGCACCGCTAATTCAGCACAAGCCTGGGCCTGGAGCACACGCGCGTGCGCGTAAGCCACACGGAATTCAGGGTGAGCTTCTTTCCAACGCCAAACGGTGCCAAGTGATGGCATGCCGGGTTCCTTGGCTATCTCAACGGCCAACTCACCTTGGCTCAACCGTTCGCAAAACTGTTCCATGATTTCCATGGTAAAATCAGGTGGTCTTCCGGCTGACACGCCCTACCTCACCGCCTGATTGATCAATCCAACCCGCTTCGCCTTCTTCCGCGCGGGTGCAAGCGCCTTGCGTGGTTTTGCCGCGGGCATCTTGCCTCCCGTGGATTTGCCGATGCGCTCGGGGAGTGAGGTGGTGGTGAACTCAGGCACCGGGAGGAGCCCCACCCATAGGCGGAGCGCCCATCGCCCCAGCCCCGCCGGTGAAACCACTGGCAAAATTCGCTTCTGCGGACCCGCCGCCAATCCCACTCTGGGCCGCCTTCAAAGTGTCGGCGCAAATCTTGACTGCCTCACCCAACGAACCCGCCGTCTGCGGCGCCGGCCCCTCACCGGCCGAACCCATCGCGGCCACGTCATCGGACGACACATCACCTTCGTCGCCGGCATCACCGCCCTCGGGCTCATCTCCAGCATAGAGCGTGAACGTGCCATCCGCACCCATCGTCACCGTCAGGACAACGTTGTCATCGCTGTCCCCGGCGTCGTCAGGAGCGGGAGGCGGAGGCGCGGCACCCATGGGAGGACCGCTGGGAGGCGCGGCGCCTGTAGGTGGCATCGGGGGCGGGGGAAGGGCCATGGGGATTCCGTCAGTGAGGGTTGCCGAAGCGCGGCCTGATTCTCGATTTTGAGGAATGGGCGCAATTCGCAAGCCCACCGCATTCCAGGCACATTAAGTCGCCAGAGTCAACAGGTGGTAGTGGGTCAGTTTGAATTTCGATAGATTATAGTCCTACGGGTTCCAGTTTGATCGCCCGTCACGCCGTGCCATATTGATGGGAGTGTCATTGAGCCTTTGAACCTGGGATTGCCGACCCGCGAACACATCCAACTCGTCAATTGGAGCGCCTGGGGTAAAAACCGCAAGCATCTCCGCGCGAAGTGATGCCCACCCCTCATCGTCAGAGGGCGGGTTTATGGAGGCCGGTCGCCGACGCAAAGATATTTTCCTCAAAACTGAGTCCTATTTGCTCAGA